GATTTTTCGAGACACGATACTGGAAGCAGTCAGCCAGCCAGTGATAGACCAAGTTGGTGAGCCTACCGATATGGTCGCTACACAGAAGCAGATCGCTACACTGAGGAAGTGTAAGGTGACAAGAAAGTATCCGAATCCTAGAGTTGTGGAGACGGACGGGGGACGAGTGTTTGTTGGCGGACACGGCAGCTTGATAAAGCTGGGTCAGACTATCTTGGTAAAAGCAGGAACGATGGTGCTAGGCCGAGCGTAAAAAGCACAGCCTCGTTTTTCTTTTTTGTTTATTTACTCTTCTTTAACTACTTATTCTTCCTTATCTTTGGTATCTCAGGCCTGCTATCGTAGTCTGGCCTACCTAGCCAGAGATTAACAATCCGGCAAGGAGAGTTGTGAGTGAGCATAGTACCCCCAAGACTCAGCATTACTGCCTATCTTGGGGGAGTACTACACAAAAAAGAAATCAACGATCCGTATAAGTGTCGTCGCTCGTTTCGCAATTACAGTCGTAAGCAATGGCTACCCGTTCAGGAAGCTTTTGGCATTCTCGTAGCCGTGACTGTCAGCACTCTGCAACTTTGAGACCGAAGCAGATGTTTAATCCAGCTCAAGAGGTATAACTGGAACCATTTAGTCGCCTGTGCTTCCGTGTTTCAGGTTGAGCAGAGGGTACACGCAGGCTATTGACCTGTGAGCCAAATCTAGTAATTTCTACTCAAATGTCAATAGAAACGGATACAATTTCACAAGAAAAGTTGATCGCCAAGATCTTGAAGTTTCCGATGCAGGATCATCCGATCTTTCCCTGCCCGAACGAAAAGCAGCGCAGAAGGATGATTGCCAATGTTGGCGTGGAAGAGGTCATGCGGATGTTCCTGACTAGGGAGCAGAGGATCCGGGCAGAGCAGGAAGATCCCTACAGGTACGGCTCAGAGTTGGCGCATTGGCCGGATGCAGATGCTATGATGTCCAAGTTTAACGAGTTGGTCGTGCTTGGCGGAAACAGGGCAGGCAAGACCGAGTGGGCTGCCAAACGGTGCGTGCAGGCTTTTGTTGGGATGGATCTGAATGGGACAATGCCAGAGTGGATCAAGGAACGTGGGTCTAAAAGAGGGCTGAATATCTGGTGTTTTCACACCAATAATATGACCAGCATTGCGATGCAGCAAAATGTCTTTCACAAGTACTTGCCCAGAGAGCTGAAAGAGGCCAAGCGCAGTCATCAGACACAGGTGGCATGGACACAGAAGAACGGTTTTTCAGACAACACGGCTGTCTACCAGAAGAACCAGATCTGGTTTCTGAACTACCAACAGGACATCAAGGTCATTGAAGGTGGCGAGGTAGACATTGTCTGGTGCGATGAGTTGGTTCCACAGGATTGGCTAAACACGCTTCGCTACCGTTTGATTACTAGAAACGGCAAGCTGATAGTTACGTTTACTCCAGTGCAGGGATATACTCAGGTTGTTAAAGAGTTTATTACTACTTCCAGAATAACGGATTACAGGGAGTCTGAACTATTGCCAGAAAACAACGTCCTGACCGTGCCGAAGGGGCATATGCCGTACAAGGCTGAAGGTGTCTACGGCAAGCATGGCTGTATCTGGTTTCACTCCAAGCTCAATCCCTACAACAACTGGGAGCGGCACAAGATGGAGCTTAGGGGGCGCAGTACGCATGACATCAAGATTCGTGCGTATGGCTGGGCCGATCAGACAGCAGGCAGTCAGTTTCCGATGTTTGGTGATCAAAACATCTTTTCAGACAACGTCCTCACTGCCGCGCCCCAAGGGACTAACTACATGGTTGCAGATCCGGCAGGCGCTCGTAACTGGTTTATGCTCTGGTGCAGGGTAGATCAACATGGAGTTATCTGGATTTACCGTGAATGGCCTGACGCAAGTTATGGAGAATGGGCGTTGCCTTCAGACAGGCCTGACGGAAAGCCCGGCCCTGCCCAGCGTAGCGGAGCAGGAAAGGGGATCAACGAGTACACGGACTTGATCTGGCAGCTTGAGACGCATCAAGACAAGACAGAAGACATTGCCGAACGCTACATTGATCCTCGCAGCGCAGGCTCAGAGGTGACCAGCAAGGAAGGCGGGATTACTTTGCTAGACCTTATTGCTGACGCTACTAATCCTGTCTACTTTCAACCTGCCGCTGCTGTCACCGTTGAAGAACGAGTTTTAATTATCAACGACTTGCTGTGTTTTGACAGGGAGAATCCATTGCAAATTGGCAAAAACCACCCAAAACTAATGGTACATACGTCTTGTCAAAACTTGATTTATAGTTTAAGGGAATGGACTGGGGCTGATGGACAGAAGGGTGCCAGTAAAGATCCTATTGATGCTTTAGGCTACCTTGTGGTCATGCAACCCAAGCACTACGGCGGCGAACAATGGGAGAAGCAGATAAGACAAATGTCGAAATGCGGTTCCTATTGAACTTCTTTTATCTATGTATTCAGCTTCTTCTGATCCTCTGGCTATTGCGACAAATGTCCCTGATGTGGGAGATTTGCTAAGTGAATATGGACGCGCAATGGTCAACTCTACTCAGGGGAACCTGACTACCAAGTTTGACGATATCCGCTTTGCACGCTGGGCTGGACAGAGTGATGACGGGAAAAAGCATAGTAATCTCCGCAATGAAGGTGATCCAGCTTGGCCGTTTGAAGGTGCTAGTGACGTTCGCAATCGTTTGATTGACTCAACTTGCAACGAGTTGTCTTCGCTTTTGGTTACGTCTTTTGAACGCTCAAATATCCGGGCCAACGGGGTTGAACTGAACGACACCTCGATAAGTGGAATTGCAACTACGCTACTTCGCTGGATTCGCGACAATAAGATGCCTCTAGAGCTTCGCAGGGAGGCTGAACTTGGCGCTCAGTACGCTTTTCAGTACGGTTGGACGGCTTTTTTTATTGGCTGGCGACAGAACATTAGTAAGCGTGAGCAGCAGGTAACCATGCAAGAGGTTATGGCTATCGCTGAGCAGAGTGGCAGCCCTACACTCATGCAGTTGCCTGACCTTATCATGCAACAGTCCGAAGAGGCTGCTGCAATTATTCAGGCTGCTGTGCCCGGCACCACGGAATCCGAGGCAAAACGGATGGTTAAGGAGCTAGCCGAAACTGGCGCAACAACCCGTGACGAGGAGTATGTCAGCAAAAATTTGCCGGAAATCATTGCGCTTAAGCCATGGGACGAGATTCTTTTCCCGCCTGAAGCAGCGGATTTGCAGCGTTCTCGCGTGATTTTCCGCCGGACTTGGATGTCTGAAGTTGAGATCCGCGAAAAGATTACTACCGAAGGCTGGAACAAGGATTGGGTGGAACTTGCAGTGCAGATGGCAGGCAAGAGCAGTACGGTGTACAACACGAACATTCTGCCAAGTACAGAGATGTTGGTTTATAACGGCCTGAACTACCAGAACATGATTGAGGTGGTTTACTGCTATACCAAGAGTTTGGATGGCAAGGCTCCGTGTATTTACTACACTGTTATTTGCCCTCAAGCGGCAGTAGATCATCGTAAGGAAAGGATCTCATATGCGATTCATGAGAGGTTGGATTACGCTCACGGAGAGTATCCGTTTGTGGAGTTTCGTCGCGAGTGCATTCGTCGTGCCATTACTGATTGTCGTGGTGTCCCTGAACTTGCTCACACAGATCAGGACGAGATTAAAGCACAGCACGACTCCATCCGAGATCATACTGCCTTCTCAACCCTTCCCCCCATCAAGGTCGTTAAGAGAATTGGAGCAATCAACAAGGTTGGGCCGGGTGTATCTTTGCCAGTTGTAAATCCAACGGACTACACGTTCATGGACCCGCCAGCTCGCGAGCCGAATGTGGCTTTTGAACTGATTAAACGGGTTGAAGCAAGTCACGCAGCTTACTTTGGCACGATCAATCCGTTTGTTGCGCCTCAAAAGACTCAACTTACCCAACAGGCACTTGTAAACTCTTGGCTTTTGACTTGGCGCAGCATCTATCGGCAGATGTTTGCGCTTTGCTGCCAGTACATGAGTCCTGAAGAAATTCAGCGCATCACTGGCGGACAGTTGCCTCAGAGCTTGTCTGAAATCCATAACGAATTTGATCTGAGCGTCAAGTTCGATATCATGGATCTTGATAAGGAGTACATTGCCCAGAAGATCGACTTCCTTACCAAGGTTGCACAGATGGATACAGGTGGCGTGCTAAACCGCAACAAGCTCACAGCAATGATGATCCAAGCTGTGGCACCTGAGATGGCGCAGGAACTTATCTTAAATCCTCAGGACGCAAGTCGTCAGATGTTTAAGGATGTGCAGAGTGATATCGGCATGATGTTGCTTGGCAACGAGGCGCTGTATCAGGAGAACGATCCTACGGCACAGACCAAGTTGCAGTACGCACAGCAGATCTTGCAGGCCAACCCGAAAGCACAGGCGGCACTCCAGCAGGACGAGAACTTTAAGGCGCTCTTTGAGAACTACGTTAAGAGCCTTGAAATGTCTGTAATGCAACAGCAAAACGCTCAAGTTGGCCGAATTGGTGTAACTCCTGTATCTCAACAATGACGGAAAATCAAAAGACAGCATTTGGATTTGCAGGCAAAAACCTGCTTTGGAGCGAGATTGTGAAGCACTTAAATGAGGTGCAAACAGGTCTAACGCTTCAGGCTATTTCACAATCCGCCAAGGGAGAAGATAGAATACATCTTTGTGGGCAAGCTGATGCGGTTAACTATGTTATATCTTCTTTGATAAATATGAGACAAGAGGCGAGACAATTAAATGGCTTGACTCCTGACGAAGATTTGGCATAACGCCACTAACGGACCTCACAGCGTTACTGTGATGATTAAATAAGGACTTGCTACTTTCTAGCATGATAAAGACTAACTCACAGCCTGATTCCGGGAGTCAGGAGGCAGCAAATGTACCCGTTGCAAATAACCTCGGAACGATTGATGGAGACAGTTTAACTGATTTCATTAAATCAAATTTCCTTGACGAGGAAGGGGCGGCTCCAGCCAAAGAGGAGCAGCAGGCTGAACCTGAAGCGGAGACTGAGGAGCCAATTGTGGACTCGGAAGTGGAAGCTGAAGAAGAAGCCGATCAACCCGCTGAAGAAGAAAGCGAGGCTGAAGAAAGTTCGTTGAGCAAGGGTGTCCAGAAGCGTATCAACAAGTTAGTTGCTGCGAAGAAGGCCGCTCAAGCTGAACTGGAAGCGCAGAAAGCTGAGTTGTCTAAACTACAACAAGAGCTTGAGGCTGCAAAGTCTTATGCTCCTGAACCTAGGGTAGATATTTCCGATGCAGTCCAACGCTTGACCTCGATTGAACAAATCAGGAAAGAGCATAAGAATGCAGTGGATATGATCTTGTGGTGCGAAAACAATCCAGATGGTGGAACTTTAAAGACATCAGATGGCACTGAGCATGAGCTTAGTGATGTTGAAGTTCGCAACATAAAGCACTTAGCAATCACGCGAAAGGAAGTCGAATTGCCTGCCCGTGCTGAATATATTCAGCATTACGCACAAGTGAAGGCTAACGCAATTAAGGAGATGCCATTTTTGACAGATCCTAAAAGCGAAAAGTATCAGGTTGTGCAACAGGTATTAAAAGACTTTCCAGAGCTGAAACGTAGGCCAGATTTTGAATGGCTTGCTGGAATATTTGCACTTGGCGCAGAGGCTATGGCCTCCAAGCAGGCAGCAAAGAAAACAGCAGCACCAATCAAACGCGCCCCAGCGCAACCTGCGGTTAAGGCTGCTCCAGCGACGATGTCTCAGTCAGACTTACAGAAAGCCAAGCAATCCTTTGCGAAGGATTCTTCGATGCGCGGAGTTGAAGACCTCATTAAAGCAATGGACTTAGTTTAGTCCTTAACAACCCAACCTTATTTAGTTTATGGCAATTCTTACTGAACCGAATCTTAGTGGCCGTGGTAAACGCGAAGACTTGGCTGACATGATCAGCATGGTTGACGCAAAAGACACGCCTTTTACGTCTATGGCCCGTAAGGGCAGCAAGCCCGGAAATATGTATTTCCGCTGGCAGGCAGACAGCAATCCTGCTCCCAAAATCGGGGGTACGGTTGACGGTACTGATGTGCAGTCCACCGATTACACCAACTTCGACGTTGGTTATCGTGCGGAACTTGCGAACTACGCGCAGGTCTTCCGTATGGATCCTGTCCGTGTGTCCAAACTCTCCACTGACATTGCCCAAGTGGCTGGTGTCCGTGATGAGCTGGCATACAACGTCAGTAAGTCCATCCTTCAGTGCAAACGTTCGATTGAGACGACTCTCTGCTCGAACCAGACTGCACAGCAGGACAACGGATCTGTTCCTTACCTCACGGCAGGGATTCAGACTTGGATCAGCACCGCTGGAA